CGATAAGATGGGTGTTACAGATGATCTCACAGGAAAGCTCGGGGGTATGATCATCCCCGATTACCGTCTTGCTGATGAGTGGATTCATGGCAGGTCTGTATTCAAAGGGGAAAGAAAATTTATACAGGGTGAGTTTGAGTCTCTTATCAAAGAAATGTCTGAATTACCTTTGAAATCTCGACAGAAACTGTACCATATGCTGACTGATTCAGAGGCTCCCGTTGATAAGGAGCTTTCTGGCCTGGGAGAAAGGAGTAGGGAGCTTGTTAACAAGTACGGAAAGAGGCTGGTTGATCTTGGCTTGCTTGATGAGAAGACTTGGACGAAGAACAAATATACCTACCTCCACCGTACCTATAATGATCCTGAGAGATTAAATAAGATGCCCTCCGACGTTAACATTCGTCACATAGGTGATGAGTTAAAAATGAGGGGGTATGTAAAGGACGTTAGCTCTAGGTTATGGGACGCCGGTAGAAGGCCGGACGATAAGGGTAAATGGGGTGTTGTGGATTCTATAGGTGACGATAAGTACCGGGTTAGAAGAGACTGGAGCCCCGAAGAGAGGTTGGAGATGGGGGAGGTTACTGATGCCATGTTGGCTATAGACAGGACCGGAAAGATACTCGCCAACGATGTATCTTCAAACAAGTTCTTCAAGGATATGGCAGTTAATAAGAACATCAGCAGCGTTGGGGAGCCCGAAGGGGATTTTATGGTTCGAGTCCCCAAAGATAAAAAGTACGGTGCCCTCGGTGATGGTGAGCATTTCGTTACAAGGGAAACCATGAGAGACCTCGCTGGTATAAACCAGATGAATGCCTTATCCGCTTACAAGAGACATCCTTGGGTGCAGAAGTATAGGAAGCTGAACCAGTATTGGAAGGGTTCGAAGACTATAGCTAATCCAGCTGTCCATTTTAATAACTTCGTATCTAACATTGTGCATTATGATTTCGCCAATGGCAGGTCTACGGATTTCATAAGGGCTGTCAAGGATTTAGCCAAGAAGACAGACGAGTACCGGGAGGCGGAGTCTCAAGGGGTGTTCGGTGGATTCTTCTCATCAGAGCTTGGCTCTGGGGCTGATGATTATTTCAAGCTCTTATCCAGAGAGGGTGCCGGAGCTACTGATAACCTTGATATAGCCAAGTCAATCCCATCAATGCTTTCCAGAATTTACAGCAGGACAAAAGGTATAACATGGGACAAGATGGCTCAACTGTACAACGCAGAGGATCAAGTCTTCAGGATGGCCTTGTACAGATCAGAGAAGTCTAGGCTTATAGCTAATGGGGATACAGTGGAGAACGCACAGATGGGTGCGGCAAGGAAAGCTAGAGAATGGTTTGTTGATTACGAAAGAACCTCCCCGGTCCTTGAGGTTATGAGAGAAGGTCCCTTTCCATTCATGTCTTATATGTACGGTGTAATCCCAAAGATTGGTGAGACAGCGGCGAAGAAGCCTATAAAGTTCGCAAAGTGGGGACTCTTCTTGCATACCCTGAATTCTGCTGGCGAGAAACTATCCGATGAAAGCGAGAGTGAGATAGAAAAGCAGAGAAGACTGATGCGCGGGGAGAAATCAAAAGGCTGGTGGGGCTTACCATTTATGCCAGAGGGGATGATAAAGCTGCCGAAGTCCATGTCTCCTGAGACAAGAGACTCTTGGTATCTTAATACCTCTCGTATGTATCCCGGTGGGGATATATTTCAAGGCGCGGAAGGCGGTGTCGGGCAGATTCCCGGTCTCCCACAGTGGCTTCAGCCCTCATTCGGTGCAGCCGGTGGTATACTCTGGCCGTCGTTTGGGATAAAGCAGTTCACTGGTCAACCCATCCCTTCAAACTGGGGGGCTAGGGTAGAGGAAATTGGAAGGCAGTTCACACCAAACCTGCCTATCCCTGGATTCCCGTCTTACTCTGGAAGTAAGATAGACCGCGCAAGGAGTGGAAAGTACAGTAGCACCAAGGACGTATATACACCATCCGCTGCTTACCTGAGTGGCTTCGGAGTAAAGGTTACTCCTGTGTCCACAAGGAAACAGAAGCGACGTATAGGGTATTACTACATCAGGAAGTTGAAAGAACTTGACGCTGAGAAGAGGAATATCCTCTCAGAGTATAAGGCTGGGGGAATAGACGGACAGGAAAAACGTGAAGCACTCCAAGATATTAAGATGCGAAGGCGAGAGCTTCAGAGAGAAAAACGCAGAGCAATGAGGTAATATGAAAACACTACTTACACTGATAACACTACTACTTTCCACTCCAGCACTGTCGGGCCCGCCACCCGGCTCCTACCCAAGGCAGGTGCCGTTCATACTTTACTGCCACAAAGATGAGGCCACTATGTTGTACGCTGTACAGAGTTCCTTCCATGAATACATCTCGCTAACCTCTGAGATTGGAAAGGAAGGCGATATGACACTCTTTCTTCTGGAAGACCCAGACGATAAGAGTATGTCTGTTGTGGTTACCAGTGATGGGGAAACTTGCCTGATATTCAGTGGCGATAACACTAAGCACTTTGATGAACCGGATCACATACCAAGCGAACAGGATGAGAACATATGAATGTAGATTCAAGAATTATAACTTTAGCACTGTTCTTAATCGTTCAGTCTACTGGCGCTATCTGGTGGGCTAGTAGCATCTCCTCAGAGATGGATAGGGTAGGCAGATTGGTAGATGCAAAGATTCCCGCATTAGAAGAAGAGGCGAAGATTTGTGGAACAGAGATTCACAACCTAAAGAAACTGATGGAAGACATGGGTGATGTTAAATCCACGGTTAAGGGAATGGATGTAGTCCTATATAGAATCGAGGAGATGGACAGAAACATTAAGCATCTTCAGAAGATGATGGACAAATTGTTTCAGGCCAAGGGGCCGCAGGCGGGGGTTTAGCTATTGACTTATCTGAATACTGGCAGTTGGGGCTTGCAGTCGTTATGTTAATAATAGTATTGGCAAAAATGCACGCAAGCATAGAGGTTCTGGAGGAGAAGGTTAGGGTTTTGTTTGATCTATTTAACAGGAGAGGCGGTGATAAATGAATCACTTATATGATGTAGACATGAGTTGGTATAGGCATGGTAGGAAAGCGTGGAGGCTTTCATGGAAATTATTTCTTTTATCGTTGACTGCTTTGGTTCATGGAATATTACCTTTTATATTTATTACGAGAACTTCTGAAGGGGTGAAGAAATTATCTGATGAGTTGGACTAAAGAAGTAATCCATAATTTTACGTGTATTTTTTGTTCCAGACATTGGTCAATAGCATTAAGTAATGGCGCAGATTTTGTGGTATTAAACAAGGAATTATATTGCCCATGGTGTGGCAAAAGTCATATGTATGTGAGAGATGATGATTTCAAATGACTATAACAGAAGCAGCTCAAGCGAAAGTGGATCAAACCTTAAAAGGCGAGGGCTTTTTAGGTATACATTTAGAAGGAGGTGGTTGCTCTGGTTATCAGATAAAATTAAAACCCAGTCCAGACCTCCCACCAGATTCGAGGATGGTTTCAGAAACAATCTTCTCAGACCCCATCTCTTTGGAGTTGCTGTCAGACGCAACGATGGATTGGATAGATGATCCTTTTAGGCCCACTTTTCACTTTACACCGCCAACAGGGGCATCATCTTGTGGGTGCGGAAGTAGCTTCACAATAGGAGATTAGCATGGAATGGTTGAAGAAAAAGAAGATGTTTGCAATAGCGGTAGGAGTAATAGCAGTTCTAGCTTTGGTTGGGTATTTAACTGGTTGGTGGTCCTCGCCGCCTGCGGCCTCTTAATAGGATGCACGACAATAAAGAAAGCAGGAGTTACAGCGATAGCAGCGGGGGGAGGTGCAACTGCGGCAACTGTATTGAGTTCGGGTGTAGCTGCACCGATAGTGGGAGGCATGACGGGTGCCTTTGTGGGCTCTGTGGGGACGAACCTGATGTCACCTTCCTCGAAGGCAAATGGCATGACTGACTGCGCGAATGATAATTTCTGGACCCTGTTAGGGTCTTTAGTGGAGATGGGTGGATGGTTCTTACTGCTGTTGATATTCGTACCGATGGTTCTAGGGTGGGTGCTGCCCGGTCCTCTGGAGAGAAAAAAGAAAAAGGACTGAAGCTAGTCGAGGTGAGTTGGGTAGACGCTTACACTGACGCAAGCTGGGCTGAGTATAACCCCGAGACCGTAGCGACTAAAACATTCGGGCTCCTGGTTGGGAAGACCAGAGGGTGGACTACGCTTGCCATGACAAAAGAGAAGGATTACTGGGGGAACCTGTGGTATATACCAACAAGGAACGTGCTATCTATTCGGGTGATTGAGACTCTTTAGCCTTCATACGTTCCCTCGCGTACTCACGTAAAGAAACCTTCTCCATCGAGTCGAAGACCTCCATCCAAGTTCTACCGGATGGAGCCCTTCTTCTCTGATTGGCCCAACAGTATCTAGCGAAGTAGTATCGCTTCTCCTCTTCCCACTTATTGTCCAAAATTTTCCATAGGATTTAGCTTTGACTGAGGGACACCCCAGCAGAATGGCCTATCCTTACCGAAGTTAGTCCAGTTATCCTCTGTCATGCCATCACCCCCTTTTAGCCAACCGACTATATCATACACCGGCTTATGCCTAGATACCCACAGGTCACGCACCAGAATATAGCGACTCTCCTTCGAGTCCTTTGGTCTCAGGATTAGGAACGGAATCTTTGATGACCGGACCTCTATATCCTCACCCAAATCCACATTACCTATACTAGCTGACCCATAAGAACGGTCCCAAGGTATACCAAGGACCTTTCCTACAGCCGCCTCTGCACCAACACCCCGTATGTCTTCTTCAAAGCCCAAGTCCTTGGGTTTGAATCCCGCCGAATGCTTGGTCCCAAGCTTCCAGTTCGTGAGTGCCCTACCAATTCCTGCCTCTGCTATCTCTTCTGTTTCTTCCCAGCTTAACACTACCTTCACGTTTCTTTACCTCGTTTAGAATAGCCTCGTCCCTCTCCTCTTTTGAGGAGTACGGACCCATGCAACACAGATATGTTTTTTCCGGGGAAGATAACAAAAACCACATCCCCTCTGTGGTTTTATATCTTTCCACTCTGTGCCAATTATCCCCTTCCACATGACCGTGATTAAAGGCTGAACCACTACCCCACCTAATCAAGTGTCCGGACCCTTCAGGTCTGGCGGGAACCCCAGCACATCACCATTCTTCTGGAGGAACCCCCGCACCGCAGACCATAACCTTTCCTCATGTACACTGTCTGACCTGAGTTTCTTCTCAGAAATCCAGTCGTCAAGAGCCTCGATGTCTACAAGATCATTGTCAATGATCTCCCTTAACAGAGTTATACCTGAGTCAAAGTGAAACAACATAACCATAGACAGTGGTGTATCACTCACCTACCTATCTCCTTCAGTCTTCTATACAGAATTAGAGCAGCGAGGAAAGCTTGATAGTCTTTATCAATATCAGTTGACCTACAAGCCTCAAACCTTCCAGATGCCTTATCACACCGTAGAATGTAGGTTGCATCTACTGGTTTACCGTGCATATCCTCTACAGCTTTAGCATATGCGGCCACCTGTAAATGGTATTCAGGGTATATAGCCTTGGATGTCTTCCAATCTATTACACAATACTCCCCGTTGATATGAGCCCTGGCGTCTAGCGTTCCAGCGTAACCATCCTTACGGTTATATACCTTCTCTTCACTGGATAACCACTCCACATTATTAGCCGCAATCCACTTACGAAAAGCAGAGATGGAGTTCTGAGCCTCTTCCTGCTTCGGCATCTTCGGCATCTCTCCGCCATTAAGCTTCCACTTTATAGCTCCCTCTACCCAGTCATGGGTGATGGTCCCTATATTCAGAGCATCTTTAGAGCTGCTTCTGTATGCAGATTTAACACCCTTGATTATATTGTCAAGCCCCATGCTAGACTTGTAAATCTTGGTGTTCTTTGACGATGACTCTTCGTCTTGGAATACATTCTTCTCCAGCCAGTTCACTCCAACCTTGAGTGCCCAAGGCACAAGCGCAGGTTTGGAGATAATATCGAGAACCTTCGTAGCACTCGGTACTATCTCCTCCCCCACCTTGTACGAATGTAATCGCTTATCGAAGAGAAGTTCAACAATCTCCCCATCTGGATAAGTGATATTCATTAGAATGGCACATCTTCTAGGGGAGCTTCAGCTGGCTTCGATGAGGAGCCGTTGTAAGGCTTCTCTATCTTACCACTGAGAAACATATTCCCAGATTTGGAACGACGTTCCCACAAAGCAACTCGAAACTCCCCACCGGAAAATACACCCTTGCCGGTATAGTCAGGACGTTTCTCGTTCCCTTCCTTATCGTTTACCCACAGGGTGATGTCACCCTCTTCTATCGTATACTCTTGAGACATAGTAACCTCGTTAGTTGCTAAAAGTTGAGATGAGTTTTCCTCATCTATCAGTTCTTCCGGCGTATAAAACCCGGGTAGGTCTGATTCATTCACAGGACTCTCGCCTCTGTTCTTTTGGTTGCCTGTATAGTTCTCCAGACTTCCACTTGCATTTCAGAAAGTTTCAACAGCCACCTCAATGCCTCTTCTTCTTGCACGGCATCTACGTGAGCATCAATAATTTCCTTGTAGTCAGGGTGCGCTATGCACCAGTTCTCTTTCTCGGCTATAGTCTTGCACATATGAGCTTGAGCAAATAGCGTAGCCTTTTTGGTCTTGATATAAGCTTCCAGCTGCATCCTCCGAGCCTTAGCTTTAGCGTATAACGGACCAGTTTCTTCAATTTCTTCAAGGGCCTCTCCCATTGTTTCTGTATCTACTTCACCTCTGTATTTAATCATCTAAATCCTCCCCGATTTTGGGAAGCGTACATACAATGATACCATCTCTGAATGCTATGTCAAGCGTTGATAGTATCATAAATGGTTGATACTCTATAAGCCACCTATCTCCACCGTGGAGTTTCGTATGGCAAGAGTGGCATAAAGGAGTCGTCAACCAGTCCGACGCCTTATACCCCATCCCACCTGATAACCCAGCGTAGATGTGCTTCAGATGGTGGGGTGAGATAGTATTATCTTGTATGGAACACGCCGCACACTTACCCGAGTGCGTAGCTACCCACCTAGTGTACGGCTTATGTTCCCACCTCTTATGTTTCGGTATACTCATATACCGCAAACACCAGATAAGCACTGCTCGTCACTGTTATCCTCATAAACAACCCCGCGCTTTGCGTGAGCCTCCTCATAAGGCACTGCCGTGATTGGCTGACCACCCCTGGACTCACTCGGGTAAAGGGTTAGACCGCGCAGCCCTTGACAGTATTTCTTTACTATCCTAGCGAATTCTGGAACCTTATCTTCGTTATTCAACTCGGTTCCCCATTTGGGAAGGTTTATTGTCGAGCTGATAGCGTGATCCACGTACTTCTGTAGATCATGCTGAAAGCGTATCCTTCTCTCCGGATCAGCAGCCAAGTCTATAGCTGACTCAATCTGCCCGGGCTTTACGCCGTCATTGATGAGAGCTTCTGCCGTACCATCAACAACAAACTGATGCTTCCATTTGGTTCCATCTGCAAGGTAGCGTCTGCGGTATGCCACCGAGTGGACTGGTTCCACACCAGAGGTGGTGCCAGCGAGGATGCTGATGGTACCTGTCGGGGCTATAGCTCTGTATCCTTTTGGACGACTGAGATACAACCTATCGCAGTGTTCATTAGCTGACCTCTCTGATTCGCTTTCATAGCAGCGCATCCACTTCCTTAATTCATCATTAAATTCATACACATAGCCGCGCTTCAGGAGCCATTCATGCAGCCCCATGATACCTAAACCGATACGACTGTTCTGTTGCCGAACCATCTCCACCTTCTTGTATGGCAACTGTGCCCTGATTAACCCGCAGACCAAGAACTTGGTTGACAGGTTCACCACATCCTTGAACTCCTCAATGGACTCTATGTTAGCCATGTTGACTGAGCCTAAATTGCAGCAATCACTGTCATCAGATGATGTTATTTCACAGCAGGCATTACGCAATGTTTCGGTGGCTTTATTCCCAAAGTTAAATGAGAACCCTGGTTCTCCAGTCATCAATGCCTGTCGGCAGTTGTCATAGAATACATCGTTGTCTCCGTTATAAAACAGAGAGTCATCATAATTCAGACTGATATTCATCATGTCCAATGGACATGGGAAGTTAAAGTTTAGCTTCTTTGCTTCAGCCAAAGAAGCATTAGAGCCCGGCAGTGGCATATCATGCCAGTTCTTGTAGCGTAGGAACTCCCTTACGTCCTCATGTTGCCATGAGAGGGAGCCATACAGGGCAGACCTCCGACTTCCACCCTGCATGACATTCCTGCCGACTTCATTCAAAGTGGACAGGAGAGGAAGGGGCCCGGAGGCAACCCCTCCTGTACGTCGCAACTGCCTTCCAGACGGCCTACACACCGAAACATCGACTCCTATCCCACCGCCGGTCATAAGGCAAGACATTGCTCTCTGCGTGAGAGCAGCCCACTCTTCTCTAGTATCCTCTTCAAGCCTCAGAAGATAGCAGTTGTTGAAGAACCGGGCATCTCTACCCCCGTACCACAGGTATCTACCACCGGGCATGAACTTAAACTCGGTGATGTATTTAGCCAGTTGATCCCTGTCTGCCTTACCCATCAGGTTATTCTTTGCCCCATCCATATTGCCGCATACCCAATTAACTACGGTATTGGCCCTATCCTCCCAAGTTTCATAGGGATTCGAGGCATACTTCTGTTTGAAGATGTTCTCTCCTAGTTCCGTTCTAAACATATCTCCTCCTATGCTGCCGCCTTCAAGGCTTCCTTAAACTGAACAATCTCAAGACCTTCCCTCTCAGCCATAAGCTTGTCATACCCCTCTGGAGTAGCCCAAGGAGCCGGTTCTTTCTTACTGTTGAATGCGTTAGGGTGGTATAAATAGCGTCCGACTCCGAACTTAACCGCAGCCCTCTTAAAGGCATCACTCAATCCACCCTTCGCGCCTTCTATGTTTGAGTCGTCAGCTCCATCACACTTGCTGATCCACATATTTTTGGTGAGTATAGAGATTTTACACACCATACGGCCACCGATGTATGCGTACTCATCCATCCATCCATCCGTACCACAAACTTGGTCCAGTCGGTCCATGACATCTCTAGCGGTAATGTATACCAACTCACCACTACCATGCCCCTTGCGCCATCTGAGTTTCGATAATTCGAACGGACGCTTTAAGCCTACTTCTACTTTATTCATCTTTTCCCTCTTCAATGGTTATAGGAACGTACTTTATGGAACCATCCTCTCCATGTTTAACACGGTACTTCTTGGTGACCATCTCTGTCTTGGTGATTATTGCACCATCTTCTGGAATCATCGACTGCTGATAAGCGTCATTCCAAGAGACATCGAAGGGATCACGTATACTTCTCATCATATTAAACAACGGGCTGATCATCATATTTCTCACAATTATACTCCTTTCGTATTAATGTAACAAGATCATCGAGTGAAATAATAGCCCAAATCTGGGAATTATTATACTCTCCAACCACTATAGTGGGGATACCATTCCCCTCGTTCGCCTGCCTCCAAGCATCCTTGAAGAGCCATGCCGGTAGTTCTTTGCGGTACTTGCATTCCATATCCAGCACAGGGTGGTCAATATCGAGACCTTTCCTGCCTGTTATAGGTATTCTCTTCCCGCCGGTTCTTCCTGCCACTCGTCTTTCAAACCTTTTCCAATTAGCCATTTAATGCAGCCCTGTCCAGTTCCCCAACAACACCATCTGGTTTTACGCTATCACAGAATTGTTTGGGGAATTCATCATGCACGTAGTAGTTCAGGGAGGGCATATCAAAGACCAGATCAAGGTCCATCTCCGCACCATCCCAATGTCGCGCCTTACACAGGCTCATGTAGGCATCAGCTCCGTCCTTTTCGTACTCTCTGCCAAGTATAATTACGTTGTCTGCCCGGTTTGTTATATCGGATGAACCAGCTACAGACCACTTATCTAGCCGGTCTTTGATTGAATTACCTTTCCTGGCATGGCAGACCAGCATAATATGCACGTCCAGATTCCTGGCGGCGTTAGCTAGACTGCAAACTACCGCCTTTTGTGAATTCCAGTCATCTGAAGCGAACGACATTGTCATAAGCGAATCCACCAGAATAAATTTGACCCCATATTCTGCCACCGAATAGCGGATGACAGAGTTCAGGGTATTAGGGTCCACAGAGCCGTGTTGGTCATAGAAGTACAGATTTCCCTTACACCACTTTGCAAACTCAAGAACCCCGTCCATCGAGGGGGTTGCCTGAAGGGTTGCTTGCCTTACCATCCTGGCCACCTGCGATTGGGGGCTCATCTCTAGGGATATTGACAGGCATGGGTAACCCTGATTTATCGCATTCAATATGACCATCCCGGCGAATAAGCTTTTTCCGGCTCCATTTATTCCCGCTAGGACAGTTGTCTCCTGCTCACGCAGTCTGAATACGTTTTCGAACAGCCTGAAGGGAAGTTTAATACCAGTTAGATGAGTACCGTTCAGGAAGCGGTCCAGAACGTCGTCAATAAACTCCCCGCTTTCCCTAATGTTTCTCTGCGCGTCTGATATT